CTCCCTCCCATGCCTGAGCCAGCACCTGACTAGGTGTTTGTTTTTCCGACCTCTTCTAGTGACCCACTTCTCTGCCTTACACGCTTCCCTCTCCTGTAGTGGCCGTGCTTTCAGTCTGGCCACCCTCAAAGCTCTGAAGGTGGCTTTAATTGATAGAATTCTATGATAATAGCTTAGAATGATCCAAGGATAATTCTGCGGTTATCTAGAACGCCAAAGCCAAGCTCTGCGAAGCCATAGTAGCCAGCTCTTTGCTGACGGTGAAGTGCAGGATCTTCAAATACTTGAAGCTGCTGTTTCACTGGCATTACAAAGCTATCGCTTGTGGACTGATCGAGGCCAACGACAAGCTCAACATCGGAACCTTGAAGGTTTCCGCTGAGACTTGAAGTAAAGAATGTCTGATACTCTTGACCTTCGCCCAGCTCATCAAGATCGTGCATGTTTACGCCAAAGATGCGCGTAATTGGTGCGCCACCTTCTGGAGCTGCGTAAATCTCACGACGAGTTACTTCGTCAACTTGGTCAAGACCCCAGTTGCGAACATCTTCAAGAGCCTCTGGAGAGACATAAATGTCCGTCAAGCGTCCACGACCAACCGAAGCGCTGTTGCCACCGGAATTACGGCGCATAACAGTTTGCATAAGAGAAACGAGTCTCTTGCTGAAAAGTCCAGCAGTTGCATCGCCATCATACACGAGAATGTTACGGTCAACACCAGCTGCAAGAAGCGTGTGCCATCCGTCATCATTCATCTTCTTTACGAAGCCAGCTTCCATGACCTGCATGGCGCGACCAACGATATCCCAACGTGCTTCACGGGCATATCGGATGAGATAATCAACCGAAGATGCAACGCTATACGTTGGAATCATGACATAATCGCTTTCAACCGAACGTTCTGGTATTCTACCATGACCGGGGTTGGTGTAAGCGACATGTTCACCTTCAAGACCGGGACTAATGAGATCAAGCGGGAACTCAGTTGTTGAGCCAGCTTCTACATTAATAGTCTCAAAGATATTACCAAGAATGTTTCCGACAAGGACACCCTTGCGGAGTGGAAGCTCAAGAGCTTTTGCGAATTCACGCTGTGCTGCCTGAGCGACATTGATATCATTATCCCCTGACTTGCGGAGGAGATTGATAAACTCTTCACTAGGTCTTTCATTTGTAGGCATATTATTTACTCCTTAGTTGTATTGATTTTTATCAGGGAAGGTTTACTTCGACTTTAGCGTAGCCGTCAGCATCCTTAGCTGATAGAAATCGGCCTACAACCAAATTGGTGTAGCTATTTGCGCTAACATTAGAAATCTTACCAGCTTCTGATTCTGATAAGTAAGCTACATCTCCAACCGAAGGCGTAACAGCGCTATCAATAGCGTTGGTGACTACATAACCTTTGCGTAGGACTGTAACTTTTCCACCCTTTTGTACTTCATCTTTGTACTGATTGAGGTGGGTTCTGGTAAGATCCTTGTCAACAACGTCGTTGAGAAGGACACCAAGTGGTACGCTGCTCGCATCGCCAGCTTCCTGAGCGACAAGTGCAACTCCCTGATCCATAGCAGCGCCAGAACCAGTACCATCTTGATAGACCACTACTCCACCACGGTCAAGCGCAGTGTTGCAGAAAAAACTGATATCAGTTTGAATTTCATATCTATCGGATTTTAGAGCCATAGTTTATTCTCCTTTAATTCACTTATTGAGTACGTTATTTTCAAGCCACTCTGCGACACTCGCTCGTGTGGCGGCTAGTTCGTCTTCTTCGTTAGAAGCGTCTACGAGAGCAGCTTCTGAAGTCTCTGTTTCTTCCAATGCTTCTTCGGCAGCGACTTCTGCTTCAGCTTCTTCAGCTTCTGCTTCTACTTCTGCTTCTTCGGCTTTAGGTTTGTCTTTGACTTCTTCGTCTTTCTTTTCTTCCATCTTAGCTTTGTATCCAGCCTTTTTCTTTTCATCAATCTGTGCCTTCTTCTTCATTCCGGCGATGATTGTATCAAAGGTAGCGTCGTCAAAGTCTTCATAAGAAGCAGCAGATTCTTCAGCTTCATCAGCATCAAATCCAAGGTCAAGAAGTGCAGCCTTGCGAGCTTCAGTCTTCTTTTCTTTCTTCATCTTCTTAAGTTCTTCCATTCTTTCTTTGAAGTCCTTATCTTTAGCTTCTACAGACTGTTGAAGCTCAGTATAAGCAGCTTCTTTTTCAGCGCAAGAAACTTCCAAAGCTTTAACAGCTTCTTCTTTTTCAGCGAGGTTTGCTTCAAGCTTGGCAATAATCTCGCCATGCTCTTTAATTGAAGCTTCGCTAAGTTGAACACGAAGTGCTTCGTTGTCTTCTTTAGCAGATGCTAGCTCGCTTTGAACGTCGGCAAGCTGCTTCTCTAAAAGGTTAGTATCAGACATATCTTTTTCTCCTTTAGGAAAAGTAGTTAAAATTGTTGAATTAGTATTCAGAGAGAAAGCCTTGCTAGCATCAAGAATAACACTTCTGGGATTTGCTGGCTTAGATACAAGACCTTTACCAGAAAAAGAAATATCTCTTAATGATCTACCGATTTTATAGCCTTCATACTCTCCATTACCACCATAGGCTCTCAAGTGCTTAGTCAGGAATGCAGAACTTTCATTACGAGAAAGAAGCTTTGCATTTCCTTCGTCGTCTAACAAAGCATAGTCAAAACCAGCAAACAAACATTCCATAGAAACAAACCATTTGCCTTCTTCGATTTCAGCAATAATTTGATTCATGCGCTGTCTATTTTCTGGATCTGTCCAGCTATTGTATAACACAGCCTCAGTGATAATATCAAAATCATCAGGCTGAGTATCGTCCGTTATGGGGTCTCCGTTTTTGTCAACCACATAACTGCCAGTAATATGACCGATGATGTCATTCTCATCGTGCATAAAATTAAATTGTTTATCTTCTGGAGTATCCCTAGCTTCCCATGTTGAAGCAGAATTGAATACATCATCATTCTTATTCCATCCAGTAGAAACGAGTACAGACGTAATATAATAAAGATCAATCTGTTTTGGGTTAGCGCTTTCGGCTTTGATTTTATCTATAAAATCTTTTGACGTAGGGGAACTACTTTTGTCGCTAGCCAAAGAAGCGGGCATACAATAGGCCACACTCGCGCTTGATTGCACAAGTTCAGCTATGCCGTCTTCGATTTCATTTGTGAATATTTTCATCTACACCTCTCTGATCATTATACACAAAAACGTCAGAAACACAATGTATTATCCGATCTGATGCTCAACGAACAATCCTATAGCATGTCTTCTATAACCATCAATTGAAGTGTTATCCATGTTTATATTGGAGTCATTTAATTTTTTTGTTATATAAGATGGCGTTTGAGCCTTGGATTTTAGTATCTTTGTAATAAGCCCATTGTCTACAGTATCTCCATACTGCAAATTAGTAAAAACATCTATTTTAAGTTGTTCAATTTCTTTAGAGTTTGCTTTAGTTAATTGGCGTAAATTTTTAATATTATGAGTTTTAATATACGCATCACCAATGCATTCAGAAACAGCATTCCAAGCTGACTCAGACCACACTATTACATCAGCTACTCCGGGCTTAGTCTTTGGTTTATCAACTCTGCGTTTTCGTGGACCTTCATCTCTTTTGAATAATGGTCTACCAGCGTCTATGTCTACTTTTTCGTCTTTATCGCTTGGTTCTATGTCGGGTGAAGGATTAGTTTCTGGACCTTCTTCTACTTGCTCTGGAGGTGGAGGAGGATGAAAAGGACCAGCTTTTTCAGGACCAACTGTGTCTCTTTTGGCAAGTTCTCTTTTGAGTCTAATACCTTCAATTTGAGGAATTTCTTTAAATCGTTCAAGCAATGTCTCATGACTAATGATGTCTCTATCAGCCAGTTGAATAAGGAGGTTCTTCTCAGCAGCTTCGTCTGATAACGTCATTTGGTCAAATTGGATATGAGCTTTATATCGAAAACCCATAGCTTGACGAACTATTTCTAATTCTTTTTCCCAAAAACTTACAAGCCTATCTCTACCGTATTGTAATCTTTCTAATAGAGTTTTGAGAGAAATGAAATTGTTAGTAAATCCACCTCCATTGCCAGCCATACCAGTAAGCGTTGGTGGGACACCTAGACCAGCATAGATGCTATTCAATACGGAAGTATACTTCTCGGAACCTAGAAATTTGTATACTTCACTATTAGATTCTTGAAACGATAACTCTGGCCCCCAAACGAGTTCCATAGTGCCACCACCAACATTACTGGCAAGAATATCTCTAAGTTTATTAATTGCTGTTTTATTTGGTAGGATTTGGTGTTCCAAGCTACCAAGGGTCCACAGTCTAATATTAGATATGGCCCCATCTAGTGCAGACATGTCAGCTAGTCTCATCTTTTCTAGCATAACAATATCATCTAGAATAGCATAAATCATAGGGTTTGCCCACTGTCTCCAATCGTCTTTCTTATAATAGAATATAGACAAACGTTCTGGATCTAATGGGATATCCTTTTCTCCTCTTAATAAACTTTGTTTTATATTTTGAGGCAATGTTTCAAGTACGTGGGTTGGAATTTCTCCAGACTTGAAT